CCTTGCCGAATCCTTGGGATGGGAATTGTGCGCCATTACACCTTTAACGGATGAAACCGGCTTCGCGATATGCCGGCGACCGATACCGGATCCGTTGGGTAGAGCGCATTCTACTCATTTGGTGCACATGATAAAGGCCGCAATCGGCGCCCATCATTGTGAATTTATTAGCGGGCATTACGACATGAACTACAACGAGGCACTTCGCAATTACCAGTCCCGAATAGCGGACGAAATTAAATATTTATCTAGGGAGTATTAAGACAATGGAAAAGAAAAGCCGATTGTTTACGTTAGATTTTGCCAATACGCGAGCGGACCAAATCCTTCGCGCCCATCGCCGCCAGCACCTTCTGGATTGCATTGAACGGGACAAGAAATCAAAACAGACGCGCGAGCGTTTAGAGATTGCCGGCGTGATTGTAGCGTTGCCGGCGCTTATTGTCTTAATAGCACTATCAATTTTTGTATCATAAAAGGAACCGAGAAAATGAAATTATTGGATACCAGTGGTGGAAATACCAAACTAGCTAAAACCAATCGCGGCGATAAATACCGCGTTGCGGGTCTGTCGTTATTCCCATCGGACATTAATTGTCCGGCGCGCCATGTCGCGGGATGCGCTGAATCTTGCCTAGAAAGCGCGGGACGCGGTCGGATGAGTAACGTGATCAATGGCCGGCAAGCAAAGGCGGCATGGTTTAAAGATGACCAGCCGGCATTCTTAGAACAGCTTAATAAGGAATTGAAATCCTTTGCGGCAACATGCAAGCGGCAAGGCGTGAATCCGGCGGTCCGTCTTAATGTTATCTCGGACATCCAATGGGAAAAGCTTGGCGTCCCTCAATTGCATCCCGAAATCATGTTCTATGATTACACCAAACTAGCGGCGCGGCTCGGAAAGACGCCGGCCAACTATCGTTTGATGTTTAGTTATTCGGGCGCGCCGGCGTATCAGAATCAAGTGCTGCAAGCCGTTAAAACCGATGTTCCTATGTCTGTAGTATTCCGCGGCGAAATGCCGGCGCAATTCATGGGGCGTCCCGTTATTGATGGTGACATTTCAGATCTGGACAACCTTTTCGCCGGTCCCGTGATTGTAGGATTACGCGCCAAGGGTAAGGCCAAGAAATCAGAAAGCCTTTTTATTGTTGACACTAACATCATAGCAAGGGCGGTAGCATGAAAACGCCATTGCATTGGGATAGATGGGACATTGTAACCGCGCATTACGCGTACTGTAACGACTGGCATTCTGGCCAGAATTCGCCGGAATACGCTAGGCTTTGCCGGATTCGGCGATACTTTAAACCAAACCCTTATTGGGATGGATACGCTTCGCTAAGCGAAAACGGGGAAGCGATTTATGACGAATTAGTTGCCATTAATCAAGGGTAAGACAATGAACAATTACCGTAAAAGATTAGGCCTTTATCTAACCACTGACGAAATAAAGCGCGCCATTGATTGGCGCATAATTAATGAGGAGTTATTAAGCATGAATGATCAAACACCATTAGAGGAATTATCAGAGGCCTTAGCAGGTCATGATTGGACCTACATGTATTCGGACAGTCCGAGCGCATACCATCGCGGCGAGCGCCAAGCTGCCACCATAACGCGCCTATTGAAGCTTACCGGCGAGGATGGGCGGGCATTGTATGAAAAGGCGCGCGGGTCCAAATTGCGGAGAATCAATTGATGAGCAACCGTAAAGACAGCCAGGACGCGCAGGAATCACCTTTCGGCGTTGAATGCGACGATGATTGGCCCATGATCCCCGCGCTCATTGCGTCAAGCATGATCATAACCTTGATATTCGGTATCGCAATCGCGACCATTTAACCCCCCCACCAAATGAGAAAAGCCGGCGATAATGCCGGTTTTTTTTCGCCCCAATTTCATGCCAGCCCATGACTGTATTAGTTTGACTCATGATAGGCAGGCCATAGGCAAGCCGTCCGGCAAGATATGACCCATTCGGGCAATTATCGGATGCCCGCAAACCCTTATTTTTAAAGGCCTGACAGCTTGACGGGTCCTTCTGGATCCAGGGTCCGAGGGGATTTCGCCAGCACTTTGTTCGCCTAGCGACAGAATAAAGTGAATCCAATTCATGATGACAACAGAAAGAGTTACTGTATAATCAAATTCATTGACAGGAGGATATATGGCATCAACTGGCGGCGTGAAGCTGGGATCAACCTATGATGAGGCCAGAACAAGAAAGCTGAACGCGGAAGCGGAGATTGCGGAGCTTGAGTTGGCTAAAGTCAGGAATCAACTGGTATTGGTGGAGGACGTAGTAAAAGCGTGGACCGATACCCTATCTAATCTTAAATCTAAAATGACTAGCATTCCGTCTAAGGCTGCGCCTATAGTGGCGAGCGAAACGGAGATAGGAGTAGTCCAAGAGATTTTGACTGATTCAATCAACGAAGCACTGGAAGAGTTATCAAATTATGACCCAAAAGTTTCAGCGGCGAGGACTAGCAAGCCTAAAGGACCATCTGCGGGAGGTGATGAAGACACTGAAGCCACCGCCCCGCCTAAGCGTAAGCGAGTGGGCAGACCGTCAAAGGCGACTAGACTCGCAGACTAGCGCAGAGGCTGGAACGTGGCGAACGTCTCGGGCTGAGTACCAGAGAGGCATTATGGATGCCTGTTCTGACTACAATATAAAAGAAGTCGTTGTAATGGCTGGCGCTCAGTTAGGCAAGTCAGAGGCATTGCTGAATATCATTGGCTATCACATTGACCATGATCCCTGCCCGATTCTGATGCTACAGCCTACAGAGTCTATGGCTCAGTCGTTCTCAAAGGATCGTATTGCTAACGGCCTACTTAGGGCGACTCCCTGTCTGTTTGGCAAGGTAAAGGATCCACGGGCGAGAGACTCTAACAATACGACTTTGCACAAGATCTATCCTGGCGGCAGTCTTTCTCTGGTCGGTGCTAACTCACCGGCTGGTCTTGCTAGTAGGCCGATCAGAATAATACTCGCAGATGAGGTTGACCGATTCCCAGCTTCAGCAGGAAGTGAGGGTGATCCTCTATCGCTGGCTCGCAAGAGAACCTCTACCTTCCACAACTCTAAAGTCATTGCGGTTAGCACTCCGACGATCAAAGACGTGTCTAGGATTGAGGATGCTTACGAGAAGTCCGATAAGAGACAGTACTATGTCCCGTGCAAGCATTGTGATCATAATCAGACCCTGATCTGGGCCAACGTGAGATGGGTTGATAGCGACCCTGACACTGCTGGTTATATGTGCGAAGAGTGCGGTGGGTTATGGTCCGATGCAGATAGGAGATGGTCTGTTCGCAACGGACAATGGGAAGCGTCAGAAGAGTTCAAGGGTATCGCTGGGTTCAAGATATCTGGACTGTATTCTCCTTGGACAGCACTTGCTGACGGTGTTCGTGAGTTCCTGTCGGTCAAGAAGAACCCTGAGCAGCTTAAAGTATGGACCAATACTTACTTAGCCGAGCCTTGGGTGGATGCTGGTGTCACTATTGATGAGATGAACTTATTCCAACGTAGAGAATCATACGACAAGGTTCCTAACGAAGTGGTAATTATCACTGTCGGAGCAGACGTGCAGGATGACAGATTAGAATTGACCTTTGTTGGATGGGGCCGCGATGAGGAATCGTTCGTCTTGGATCATGAGATCTTGCCTGGAGATCCGTCAACGCCTCAACTGTGGTCAGCCTTAGACTCTCAGTTAGCTAGGACGTTTGAGACAGAAGATGGCAGGATGCTTGGCGTTAGAGCTACGGCGATAGACTCTGGCGGTCACTTTACGAACAGCGTCTATCAGTACTGTCACAGGAACTTTGCTCGCAGAGTCTTTGCGATAAAGGGTGTGGGCGGAGAAGGTAGAGCGATTGCCGGTAAGCCATCAAGGAATAATGTGGTAAAGTGTCGCCTATTTCCTATCGGTGTTGATACGATTAAAGACCTTGTCTTTGCGCGTCTTAGAATTGACGAGGCTGGCCCAGGATACATAAACTTCTCTGATACGTTGAACGAAGAATACTTCCGGCAGCTTACGGCTGAGAAGATAATAACGAAACTTGTCAGAGGATTTAAAAAGAGAGTCTTTCAGAAGATAAGAAATCGTAATGAGGCTTTAGATTGTTATGTTTACTCTCTAGCCGCTTATAGTATAATCAACGTATCTGTCAATAGCATTGCGGATAAAATTAAGGCAAGATCTGAAAGACCAGAGGTTCCTGAAGAGCCAGAGGTCCAGCCTGTAACTAGAAGAAGGCCAGTGCAACGAAGGCCTAGACAAAACTATACCAACGCATGGCGGTGAAATGGCAAACCTATTTGATGCTAGTAATTACCCAAGCCAAGAACCAGAAACCTTGGTGGTCGGTGATCGGTGGGTTTGGCAACGTCCTGACCTTGTTACGGATTATCCGACAGACCAGTACGCTTTAACGTATGAATTTCATTGCGACACTGGTGGCGGCGGTAGTCATAAGTTTACTGTTACAGCTTCAGAAACCAGCACTGCGTATGTAGTAGAGGTCAGCTCTACAGTCACTGAGAATTATACAGCACATTCGTACAAGTGGTACGCGTTTATAACTAGAACCTCTGATTCACAACGAGTTGCTGTTGATAATGGCATAACAACACTTGTGGTGAACTATGCCGACAGCAATGCCGATGTAAGAACCCACGCTAAGAAAGTCTTAGACTCTATCCAAGCTGTTATTGAGAATAGAGCAACTGTGGATCAAAGCTCATTCACAATCGCTGGCAGAAGCCTATCTAGAATGACCATAGAAGAATTGTTCATGGTTAGAGACAGATACCGAGCCGAATACAACGAAGAAGTCAAAAAGGCTAGAATCAGAAACAAGAAGCCGTCTGGCAATTTAATTGGAGTAAGATTTTAATGGCTTGGAACCCTTTTAAACGAAAAGAGATCCGTAAACAGATCAAGATGCAAAGATCGTTTAAAGGCGCTCAAGGTGGTCGGTTATTTGCCGACTTTTTTAGTTCTTCAGCTTCCGCAGATCAGGAACTAAGGCAAGCACTGGTCACTTTGCGGAACAGAAGTCGTGAGCTATCACGAAATGACGCTTATGTAGCCAGATATCTAAACCTTCTAACGTCAAACGTAGTCGGTCATAACGGTATTAGGGTCAATGCTAAGTCTAGAGACTCTGACGGCACCTTGGATTCTGTTGCTAACTCAACGATTGAGATGGCGTGGAAGAAGTGGTCTAAGAAGGGTAACTGCACTGTGGACGGTCAGATGTCCATGATTGACTGTCAAAGGATGTTTATTGAGGCTTTAGCCCGTGATGGTGAGGTCTTAATTCGTCAGATCACAGATCCTACAAGCGAATTTGGCTATAAGATTGAATTTCTGGAAGCAGATCACCTTAACGACACTAAAAACGAGATCTACACTAACGGCAACAAGGTTGTCATGGGTGTTGAGATCAACGACAAGCGAAAACCTGTCGCGTATCACTTATATAAGAACCATCCAAACGATTTAGGGCTTCAGCAGAGCAATGAAACAATTAGAGTCCCAGCAGAAGAAGTGATTCACGCCTTTGTACGTCAAAGACCTGAACAGACCCGTGGTTATCCGTTTGTAGCGCCTGTGATGGGCAATATCAAGATGCTGAATGGGTATTATGAGGCTGAGATCACTGCTGCTAGG